CAAGCTTGAAGTTGTTCGCTGCCGCTTCATAGCTTGCTTTTGCACGCTCATAGGCGGACTTAGCAATCTCCAACTGCTTTTCGTAGTATTCTTTCTGATCACGCTTACGCTGATTTTCGCCGTTGCGAGCAAGTATATCCTGCTGCTGTCTGATAAGCTCCGAAGCCGAAACAGGCTCGGCAGGGACGTTTGCATACACAGGCATTTCCTTTGCGAACTTAGACTTCTGGTCAGCTATCCTGCCGATAGCGGTACGCTGGTCATAGAGGGAATGTTCCTTATGTTCCAACTGATAGAGCGTATCACCCACACCGATTATTTTCAGCAGAGTTGAAGCTTTTTCCTTGCTTGACTGATTTATGAACTTCGGCAGGTCAAGTGCGAACTGTTCAACAAAGCTGTTCAAAAGCTGCTGACCGCCTTTTTTGCCTGTACTGTCGGTGACTTTGAGGGAGCTGTTCTTACCCGAACGCTCCACTACTATACCGTTGTCGAGGGTGATCTTCAAGTGCGGTTCGACAACAGACCCCTCACGCTGAGGAGAGGACGGCTTATACTTGTCACCGCCAAGTGCCCAAGCGATAGCGTCAAGGACAGAGGTCTTGCCCTGCCTGTTCTTACCGCCGATAACAGTAAGTCCATTTTTTGCAGGCTCAAGCTGTACGGCTTTTATCTTCTTTACGTTCTCAAATTCAAGCGAGTTTATTTTTACTGACATTTTAGTTCTCTCCTCTCATATTTTCAAGCTTATCCCTTGTGCTGCATATTTTTCCGTACACTTCTCCGATATCAAAAGCTCTACGCTCACATGCCGACATTCCTTCGTAGATATCGAGTATATCTGCACAGGCTTTGTCTGCGGTATCATATGCTTGACAAATCTGTTCTTTTGTGCTATCATCAATTTGTATGTTATCGGTATCTTTTGATACCACCTCCGAGCTTGTGCCTGTTGCCGCAGGTGCAGGCTCGTTTTCTTTTAGGTACTCTGCCAAATACACACCACACTTAAAATCTTTTTCGCTTAGCGGACAATTTTCGCAACTAACAGTAAATCCTGTACAGCACTCCACCGCCTTTTCAAACTCCTCTTTCGTTATCATCGTCATTCTCCTTTCCAATAGGTCTTACGCTCATATACTGCTTGCCGTCACAGGTGAAGAAATCGGTATTGCCATTGATAATATCCAAAACATCATTGCATATATGCCATTCAGGGTGACCGCCTGAACACATCTGAATGTCGCAGCTATATGCTTCGTGCCCTTTTGCACGAAATGCCTTGCAGACCTCTTGTGATTCTTCACAGGCTATCAGAACTTTCATTGTTCTTATCCTCCTCATTTTCAAAACGTTTCTCCCAGTGCCTATCCACCACGCTCAGCACAAAATACATCACTACATCTATCCCTGCAAGCACGGCTATTGTTATCAGCAGTATTCCTACGATGCTCATTACCACTTTCCTTTCATTTCAACTTCGACCTTGACCACGGGTCTGCCTGCTTCTCTCACCGCACGCTTAATGCTCTCCTCCGCTTCCTCGTAGGCAGTTTCTTTTACGCTTACATACCACCTGTACGCTACATACATTGTAAGCACCACCAAGAGCGCTACCGCTGCGGCACATCTGATTATCTCTAACACGGCTATCATTTTCTCACGTCCTTTCAGATCTCTCCGCTATCCACTTGTCAAGCAGAGTTGAGTATATCTCATACACATACTCGTTAAGCTTAATGGCGCACCCAAAAGGATACACGCCCTGTCTGAGCCCTGCGTTCAGCCTGTTCACATTTGTGTTGAAGCCTGCGGCTTTCAGCCGTTCCGCCGCTTCTACCGATGATATTACTCTAAGCATTTAGTCCACCTCCTCGATTGCAACGATATTTCCGTCCATGTTCGTGTCATATGCCTTCATGATAGCTTCACGCTTGCTATCGGCATGAACTGTGAACACCTCTCTGACATTAAAGTCACTTATCGTCGTTACCTTGTACAGTTTCATTCTTGTACCTCCTTTTAAAAGCTTGATTAATCCTTTTCGCAGAGCAATTTTCCGTCAAGAGTCCAATACTGAATGACCTCTCTACAGGGGTCATTTTCTGTTCCTGCACCTTTCAAGGCTCTTGTTACGATCACCTGTTCAATCCTGGCACTGTCACACCCTCTTGGAGTAGCAGTAATTTTCTGTTCCACTTTCTCACGCCCCTCATTTTCTGTCCGTTCAATCGGACTGTTAGCTGTTGACATTTTCAGCGTTCTGAGTATAATTAATGTCAAGGACTTCATTGATAGCCGTTTCTATCTTGGTAGACTTTATCTCGCCTGTCATTATCTTATACAGGTTTGATGTATCGAGATAAGTTTCAGGAAGAAGCTTCTTGACTTCCTCAATGAGCCACTTCTGTGTCTTGTTGAGCTTAACAAGACGTACCTTGACTTCCACGCCGTACTCTGTCAGTGGTCTTTTACGTTCACTAATAATTAACACCACCTTTGCACAATATTTAAAAATACAACTGATTATAGTATTGACTTTTACGGAAAAATGTAATACAATGTATTTGTGAGATAAATTATTACGTTCTTCCGTACTGTCTATGTTTGTATTATATTACGTTTCTCCGTAAATGTCAATAGTTAAATTAAATTTTATTACGGAATGTCGTAAGATTGTACGGTTGCACAAAAATCGAGGTGTAACTATGTCAGAATTGTACATAAGAATTGAAAATCTGTGCAAGGAACATAAAATTTCAATAACGGCAATGTGTAAAGAAGCAATGGTAAGTAGAGGATCTATCACAGATTTGAAACAAGGTAGAAGTAAAACTCTTTCCTCTGAGGCGATTTCAAAGATAGCGAAACTTTTTGACGTTTCAACAGACTATCTCATGACAGGCAATAAGACCGAGTCACAGAGTTCGGATATGGACGATAACATCAAGTTCGCTCTCTGGGGGACGGCAGACGTTGATGATGATGTGCTTGCAGACGTAAAGCATTACGCTCAGATAGCACGGCAGATGAGAGAGGATAAGAAAAATAAAGAATAGAGGCGGTACATATGGATAGTGCTGAACTGCGCAATTTTGCGGAGGGCAGAGACATTATAGTTATTGACGGAAAGCTAAGAAATGAGCAGAAGTCCATATCCATTAGTGATAGGGGACAATGTGCGATTGTGGTAGACTCTAAGAAGATCACCACGAGAGCAGAAGAAACTGTC